GATGTTTCAAAAATAATAAAATAAATAAATGAATCAGATTTCTTATAATAATAATAGTTCGTTCCCAAGCCAGGTAGTACCTGACGCAGAGAAAGCTACTTTAGAATATGGTCTTGCTGTCGGTAGAGCTATAGAAGGAGAATGGTTTAGGAACTATAGAGGTGGTGCTGGTATGAGTGGTTATGCTACTAACTATGCCAACTACCATAGTTTAAGATTATATGCGAGAGGTGAACAACCTGTTCAAAAGTATAAAGATGAATTAGCTATAAATGGTGATTTATCTTATTTAAATTTAGACTGGAAACCAGTTCCTGTAATATCTAAGTTTGTAGACATTGTAGTTAATGGCATGTCTCAAAGAAACTATGAAATAAAAGCTTTTGCAGTAGATCCTTTTTCAACTAACAAAAGAACAGAGTATGCTAAAGAGCTAATGCGTGATGTTAAAGAAAGAGATTTAATACAACAATTAAGAGACACTTTAGGAGTCGAAATGCAAAGTAAAGCTAGTAAAGAACTAGGTTTAGAAAGCGAAGAAGAATTACAATTACATTTACAGTTAGACTATAAGCAGTCTATAGAAATAGCTGAAGAAGAAGTTATAACAGATATACTAAATAGAAATAGATATGATTTAACAAGACGTAGGTTTTGTCAAGATTTAACTGTTTTAGGTGTAGGTGCTGTAAAAACTAATTGGAATAAAGCGGAGGGCGTAGTTATAGACTATGTAGATCCTGCTGCTTTAGTTTATTCATATACAGAAGACCCTAATTTCGAGGATATATACTATGCTGGCGAAGTTAAATCAATATCTTTATCAGATTTAAAAATGCAGTTTCCTTACCTTACAGATGAAGAAATGGAGACTATACAAAAGTATCCTGGTAACTCTGAATATCTAAGAAACTGGAATGGAAGAAGTGATCAACAAACTGTTCAAGTAGTTTATTTTGAATACAAAACTTATTCAGATCAAGTATTTAAAATAAAAGAAACTAATACAGGTTTAGAAAAGGCATTAGAAAAGTCAGATACTTTTAATCCACCTAAAAACGATAAGTTTGATAGAGTATCTAGAACTATAGAAACTTTATATAGTGGAGCCAAAATACTAGGGCATCCTATGATGTTAAAATGGGAGTTAGCTGAAAATATGACTAGACCTAGTGCTGATACTACTAAAGTAAAAATGAACTATAGTATTTGCGCACCTAGAATGTACAAAGGCAAGATTGATTCGTTAGTTAATAGAATAACTGGTTTTGCTGATATGATTCAGTTAACTCATTTAAAAATACAGCAAGTATTATCTAGAGTAGTACCTGATGGTGTTTATTTAGACATGGATGGTTTAGCAGAAGTAGATTTAGGCAATGGTACTAACTACAACCCAGCTGAAGCTTTGAATATGTATTTTCAAACTGGTTCTATTGTAGGTAGAAGCTTAACTCAAGATGGTGATCCAAACAGAGGTAAAGTTCCAATACAAGAATTACAGACTGGATCAGGTGGTGCTAAGATACAAAGCTTAATACAAACTTATCAGTATTATCTGCAAATGATTAGAGACGTAACAGGACTTAATGAAGCAAGAGATGGTAGTACTCCTGATAAAAATGCTTTAGTAGGATTACAAAAACTAGCCGCTGCTAACTCAAACACTGCAACTAGACACTTACTACAAGCAATGTTATATCTTACATCTAGAACATGCGAAAATGTATCATTAAGAGTTTCTGATTCTTTAGAATTTCCATTTACTAGACAAGCTTTAGAAAATAGTATATCAAGATACAATGTAGCTACATTAGATGAATTATCTGATTTAAACATACACGACTTTGGTATATTCCTAGAGCTAGAACCTGATGAAGAAGAAAAGCAAGTGTTAGAGCAAAACATTCAAATAGCTTTAAAAACTGGTGGTATTGACTTAGAAGACGCTATTGATTTAAGAGAGATTAACAATATTAAGCTTGCTAACCAAATGCTAAAGCAAAGAAGAAAAGCTAAACAAAAAAGAGATCAGCAAGCTGCACAAGCTAATATACAAGCACAAGCACAAGCAAATGCCGAGTCTAGTGAAAAAGCTGCTTTAGCTGAAATGCAAAAGCAACAAGCGTTAGCAGAAACAGAAGTACAAGTTGAACAAGCTAAGTCTCAGTTTGAGATTAATAAAATGCAACAAAAAGCAGAGATTGATAGGCAATTGTTAGAATTAAGGTATCAGTTTGATATTAAATTAAAACAAATGGAAACTCAGCAAATAGATGTAAAAGAAAAAATGATTGAAGATCGTAAAGATGAAAGAACTAGGATTCAAGCTACTCAACAAAGTAAAATGATTGATCAAAGAAAAAACGATTTATTACCAACTGATTTTGAACAAAATCAACAAAACCCATTACTAGGTTAACACTTGGTAATTATTATTAACTATTATATTATATTATGTCACAAAAAGAAGAAGTTAAGCCTTCAAAGGTTAAAGCTAAAAAACCTTCTATAAAAACTAAATCAAATGAAATTCATAAAGTAGATTTAGGTAAAAAAGAAGAAGTTAAAGAAGAAATAAAAGAAAAAGTAAAAAATGCCGTTCAAACACAAGAAACAAATGATAGCAATGCTATTGTCGAAGAAAAGAAAGACGAGACAAGTAGCAAAGAAGTGGTTGAAGAAGTACGGTCCACCCCAGAGAAAACAGTAGAATCTCCTATACTAGAAATAATAGAAGATGAAACTAAAAAAGTAGAGAACGAATATAAAGAAGCTGTAAGAGATGAAAAGGTTTTAGGAAAACAACTACCTGAAAACATCGAAAAATTAGTTTCTTTTATGGAGGAAACAGGTGGTAATGTTGAAGACTATGTTAGATTAAATAGAGATTATTCTAATATCGATGACAACGCTTTGCTTAGAGAATATTATAAAAATACTAAGTCACATCTTAATCAAGAAGAAATAGAATTCATAATGGATGATAATTTTTCATATGATGAAGACATGGACGAAGAGCGAGATGTTAAGAAAAAGAAACTTGCTTTTAAAGAAGAAATTGCAAAAGCCAAAAACTTTTTGGAAGAAACCAAGAGTAAATATTACGACGAGATCAAGTTGAGACCGGGCGTTACTCAGGAACAAAAAAAAGCTATGGATTTTTTCAATAGATACAACAAAGAACAACAAATAGCTGAAAAGCATCATGAGTCATTTAAAAATAAAACTAATGATTATTTCACTGATAATTTCGAAGGTTTCGATTTTGATTTAGGTGAAAAGAAATTTAGGTATAAAATATCAAATGCTAATGATGTCGCTGAAAAACAGTCAAACTTAAACACGTTTGTTAAGAAGTTCTTAAACAAAGAGGGAGAAGTTGTTGATACTGTAGGTTATCACAAAGCTATTTACGCTGCTGAAAATGCAGATACTATTGCTAATCATTTCTATGAGCAAGGCAAAGCCGATGCTGTAAAGAACATGATGGCTAAATCTAAAAATATAACAAATGAACCTAGGCCACAAGCTAATGGTGATGTGTTTATTAATGGATTAAAAGTACGTGCAATCACTGGCGCAGATAGTTCTAAGTTGAAAATAAAAACAAAAAACAACAACTAAAAAAAAATAAAAATTATGGGATTTGTAAGTAACAATTCTTTCCCTGCGTCGATAGTACCGATGCCAAGTAAAGTCACTGTAGAAGGTAATTACATTGATTTTCAGGCTGCTGGTTTTTCACAATGGGCACAACAATATCTACCTGAGCTTTACGAAGCGGAAGTAGAAAGATACGGAAACCGAACAATTGGTGGTTTCTTGAGAATGGTAGGAGCAGAAATGCCTATGACTTCTGATCAAGTTATTTGGACAGAACAAAATAGATTACATATTGCTTATGACACGGTACAAGTAGCTGCTGTTGCTGGAGCTGCTTCACCTGGTGTAACTGTAACTATTACACAAGGTAGTAATCCAGCTAGTTCTGCTATTAGAAATGGTAATACAATTTTAATCTCAGATAATGCTACTGGATTAGTTACTGCTAAAGCTTTAGTAACTGCTGGCGCTGGAACATATACTTTAACTGCTCAACTTTATGAGTCATTAAATAACGATGCTTCAATAGCTAGCCTTATTTCAGGTTCTGCTAGTAATAGTTTATTTGTTTATGGTTCTGAATTTCCAAAAGGAAGCTTAGGGATGTCTGGAGCTATTACTCCTGGTGTAACTACTCATAAAAATTCTCCAATTATACTTAAAGACAATTATGAATTAAGCGGATCTGACGTTGCTCAAATCGGTTGGATTGAAGTATCTACTGAAGATGGTCAATCTGGTTATTTATGGTATTTAAAAGCTGAATCTGAAACAAGATTAAGGTTTGAAGATTACTTAGAAACCGCAATGGTTGAAGGTGTTAGACAAGTTACTGCTGGTACTACTTTTGGTACTAACTTTGGAGATGCTTCTGCTACTGACATTAAAGGTACTGAAGGTTTATTTGCTGCATTAAACGACAGAGGTAATGTATACTCTGGTTTTGCTGGTGCTTCTGCTCCTGGAACTGGTGCATTAGGAGATTTTGATGCAATACTTAAGCAATTAGATAAGCAAGGTGCTATTGAAGAAAATATGTTATTTTTATCTAGAGCTACTGCTCTTGATTTTGATGATATGATTGCTGCTGTTAACGGAGCTTTTGCTTCTAAGCAAGCTGCTTCTTATGGTCTTTTTGATAATGATGGAGACATGGCGTTAAACTTTGGTTTTTCAGGTTTTAGAAGAGGTTCTTATGACTTCTATAAAACTGATTGGAAATACTTAAACGATATAACTTTAAGAGGTTCTGATAACGAAATCGATGGTGTAATGATTCCTGCTGGAACAACTACAGTATACGATCAAATGTTAGGATCTAACATCAGACGTCCTTTCTTACATGTAAGATATAGAGCTTCTGAAACTGAAGATAGAAAGATGAAATCTTGGATCACTGGATCTGTAGGTGGAGCTTATACTTCTGATCTTGATGTTATGAGAGTTAATTTCTTATCTGAAAGATGTTTAGTAACTCAAGCTGCTAATAACTTCGTGTTATTTAAAGGAGCTTAATTATTATATAAATGTGGAGAGTTAACGCTCTCCACTTTATTAACATTTAAAAATAAGAAAATATGGGACAATTTATAAAATTACCAAAAAGCACAACTGATCTTTCTTCATTCGATTTGATGGATGTATCTGCAGGAGTTGTAAAAATATCTACAACAAGTGCTACTACTTTACAAGTTCAAATAGCTACTGAAAATATAAATCCAGGAACTGCAACACCTCGTTCTTATAGTATTTCTACTTCAACAATGAGTAATACTCAAAGACTTGATTTAACTCAAAACATGAGCAAAGCTGTTCAAGATGCTACTTTAAAACCAAATTCAGTACCATCTCTAGTAATGCCTAGTGGTATATTGGTTACTGGTTTAAGCATGTCAGCTTAAGTTTTTAATTATTAAATTATAAAAAAAATTATTATGAATTACATAAAAATTAAAAATGCACAAACATTAGGTTCAGTTACTAAGAATATAGACTTTATTATACCTGTTGATAGTATAGCTTATGTTACTGGAACAACGACATCTGTTATTATATCTACAAATATTGGAGATGCGGTTGCTGGTAATGGTTTTCTTGAACACAGTATTGGAGGTTTTGGTACATTAAGTTCAGCTTCTGACGGTTTTCAAACTGTTTACAAATTGATAGAAGAACTAGCTAAAACACCAAATACAGTTTCTGATTATTTAAAAGTAAATGGAGACGACTTACTTACTGTTGTAAGTGAGTTTGCTTAAAAAGTAAAAAACAAATATAAGGTCCTACTTAGGTAGGATCTTTTTTAATTATTATATTATATTATATTATGGAAACAAAAGAAAAAAAAAGCTCCTGCTCCCAAGCAAGAGGTTAAAAAAGATACTTGGGAATATAAAGATAGAAATTATTATCTAGTAGGCAATAAAAGACCTTTAACATATACTTTACCTAGCAAACATTCTAATAGGTACCCACTAGTTTGGTTTGATCCAAAACAAGGTTATGAAAGAGAATTAAGATATGCTACTAATCAAAAAAGCATATTTGTAGATGAGCAAAAAGGTAATTCTACTTTGAAACACATAGTTTTTGAAGAAGGTCATTTAATGGTTAGAAAAGAACAAAGAAATTTACAAGAATTTTTATCACATCATCCTCATAGAAATTTAATATTTGCTGAGTTTGACCCTGTATCTAATGCTGTTGATGAATTTGAGATGTTAGAAACAGAACTAGATGCAATGAATTCTGCTAAAACAATGGATATAGATCAATTAGAAGCCATATTAAGAGTGGAATTAGGTTCTAGCGTTAATAAATTATCTAGTAAAGAATTAAAAAGAGATGGACTACTATTTGCTAAAAGCAACCCAGCTCTTTTTATTAGTTTGGCAGAAGATGAAAATGTTGTAATTAGAAATTTTGCTATAAGAGCAGTTGAAAGTAACATTATTAATCTAGACAGTGATCAAAGAACATTTAAATGGGCTGCTAATGGTCGTAAACTAATGATGGTACCTTTTGATGAAAATCCATATTCAGCTATTGCTGCATGGTTTAAAACAGATGAAGGGCTTGAAGTTTACAGATCTATAGAGAAAAAGTTCAAATAAAAAGTAATAATTAAAATAAACAAGTAACTATATAAATAAGCATAGTACCGTAATGTATTTAGTAATACGATAAACAAAGCACAACTCTATGCGCTTTTTTTATTGTTAGAGAGTACTACGAAGATATTTTATTTTACTATGCTTAAAACCGAAAAGGCGCTTCTCTTATTGGAAGATATAGCTTATGTGTTTTAGTTGGAAGGCGAATAATGGATTTTAGTTGGAAATACTAATAATATTGACGGAAGTTAATTTTTTTACTATGGAAGGCAAAAAAGAAATTTTAGTTAGAAGGCGAAAAATGCAAAAGTGAAAATTGGAAGAAAAAGGGAAGTGCCTTTTTATTTTTAAAAAATATTAAAATGGCGATAAACGTAAACACGGTATATACTACAGTTTTAACTATATTAAATAAAGAACAAAGAGGTTATTTAACTCCTTTTGAATTTAACAATGTAGCAAACCAGGTTCAATTAGAAGTTTTTGAAAAGTTTTTTGAAGACTATAACCAATACATACGTATGCCAAAAACAAATGTGGAGTTCGCTTCCAGAATGGATCACATAAGAGAAGAGTTTCAAGTATTTGAAAAAACAGACAACGCTTCTAATGACCCAGCTGCTACTACTAATGTTTATGACCAACCAACTGATTTACATAGGTTTGGCTCTGCGTCTTGGAATAAAGGTACAAACTCTCCACCTATAGAGATAGTAAGTAACAGAGATTACAATCAATTTAAACTATCTCCTTTAACACAACCTACAAATAATTTTCCTGTTGCTAAGTACCAACAAGACAAACTAACAGTTTTTCCAAAACCAACAACTTTTGCAAATACTGATGTTACTTTTAACTATATTAGAAAACCTAATTTAGTTAGATGGGGTTATTATGCTGGCAACTTAGGTCAATTTATATATGACCCTACAGTTTTTGCGGTAAATTCATTAAACAACGGAGGAAGCTTATTAAGCTCTATTAGTCCTAATTTAGACGCTACTGCGCCTACATTATCTTTAGCTGAATACGATAGTACTTCCCCAGGAGTCACAATAACTTCAACTGGAGGTGGAACAGGTTTAAAAGTAAAAATGGAAATAACTCTAGGAAGTGGTATTATTAATATGTTTGTTTCAGATCCAGGAACAGGTTATAGTGTAGGTGATACAATAACTTTTGCATTTGCTACTTTTGGTGGTAGTGTTGACGCAGTTTGTACATTAGCAAGTGGTAATTTTAATTCTAGCAGCACATACGGTTCAACTAATTTTGAAATAAGTGATAGCCAACAAACAGAAGTTATATTAGAAATATTAAAGTATTCAGGAGTTATAATAAGAGATCCACAAATAGTTCAAGCAGCTTCTCAAGAACTGGCTCAAGAAGAAGTAAATTCAAAAAGATAAAATATGGGGTTAATAACTGAAACAAACGAACAATACTATTCTGGTGAACAAGCGTTTACAGGTGTTACAGGGGTTAGTTTTACTTGGACAGGTGACACTAATTTAATTATAACAACTGCAAGTACTAATACTAATTTTAATGTATTAAAAAACGGCACTAAGTTAGATTATGGTGTGCTTGCTGGAGAGTACACAGCTTCTGGTAATGTTATAACACTAGGAACAGCATTAATTTCTTCAGATATATTAGTTATACAACTACTAGAGCCGTCAATATGGAACAACTACGGTAGTTATGCTTACACTAGCTTGACTGATGTAATAAATAACTTTATGGTTGCTTATGTTGGTATGGACAAATTAATACCAAGATGTAAAAGAACTGATATTATCTTCCACGCTAAAAGAGGTTTGCAAGAATTCAGCTATGACACTTTGAGAAGTATGAAGTCTCAAGAATTAACTATACCACCTAGTCTTTCTTTAATAATACCTCAAGACTATGTAAACTATGTTAACTTGTCTTGGGTTGATCAAGCTGGTGTTAAACATATAATATATCCTACTACTTTAACTAGCAATCCTACAGATTTACCTATACAAGACGCAGCTGGAGTTCCTACTCAAGACGCTCAAGGTGAAAATAACTTAGCAGATCAATCAAAAACTGAAACTAGATGGGCTGCTAATAACGCTTTGAATTTGACAGGTGAAATAACTAATGAAATATTTGAAAATGCAAACGTTTACGGACTTGGTTTTGATAAATTAGCTTACGGAC